GACGGCATACGTCAAGAAGGGCTGATGAGACAGGGGCCGGGGAAACCCGGCTCCTTTCTCTGTGTTGTTCTTTGAACAGGTAAAGGGTTTATGAAACTTCTGAAGCAAGTCTGGTCGGGTGAACTGTATGTCTGGACTCCTGAACTGGCTGAACGCAAGGACATGGTTCCCTACGAAAGGGAAACGCCACCGGCCCCTGAGCCGGTTGTCGATGCTCCTGCTGCTGAAGAGGTGGTCGAACCTGCACCGAAGCGGACCCGGTCGTCCTTCAAGAAAGCGCTCGCAGCCAAAGCAGCGGAGTTGACCCATGGTGATCAAGTATCGGGGGCATGAGTTCCCGGGCTACAACAAGCCCATCGACGCACCCAAGGGAGCCAAGCAGAAGAAGATGGTTCTCGCCAAGAAGGGTGATGAGGTGAAGCTGGTCCGGTTCGGACTCCGTGGCATGGAGGACTTCACGCAGCACAACGATCCGGAGCGGCGCAAGAACTACCTTGCAAGGTCAGCCGGAATTCGTGACAAGGATGGCAAGCTGACGAAGGACAACCCGTTCAGCGCCAACTACTGGGCAAGAAAAGTTCTCTGGTGAGGTCAAGCTATGTATACGAAGGATATTGTTGATCGAGCGCGGATCGTTCTGAACGACGCAGACGGCATTCGCTGGCTCGATGCGGAGATGCTGAAGTGGATCAACGACGGTCAGCGAGTCATCGCTTTGGTCCGTCCTGATTCGTGCGTGGAGAACGCTTCGCTGGCGCTTGCAGCCGGGACGAAGCAAGCGCTTCCGGAAGACGGTCTGCGACTGCTGGATGTGGTTCGCAACCTGACAGCTGCTGGTGCTGGCGCTCGCGCTGTGCGCCATGTGGACCGTGACGTTCTGGACACCCAGAACCCGGACTGGCACTCGGAGACTGGTTCGTCCACGATCAAGAACTTCATCTACGACAACCGCGACCCGAAGACGTTCTACGTCTACCCGCCAGCGGAAGCGTTGACGAAGGTCGAGATCGTCTACTCGAAGAACCCGACCGATGTGACGGCGGTTGCTTCCACCGGATCGGAAGCTCTGATCTCGGTGGCTGACATCTACGCTGACCCGCTCCTGAACTACGTCCTGCACCGGGCGTACTCGAAGGACGCGGAGTTCGCGCAGAACTTCCAGCTGTCCGCGAACTACCTCGCCATCTTCCAAGCCATGCTGGGCATCAAGACCAGCAAGGACGCGGCGTACTCGCCTGACATGAACAGCAAGGGTCGGACCAACCTCCCGAACCCGGCTTCTCTTCAGATGGGCGGCGTCTGAAGTGGCTACCTCGTACGACGCCTTCGTGCCTTGGGTGCTGGTGAACGCACCCGGGTGCCCGGAGATTTCGGCTGTGCAAGCGCTGAAGGACGCCACGATCCAGTTCTGCGAGCAGACGCTGATCCATCAGGTCGATCACGACCCGATCTCCAGCATCGCCAACATCGCAGACTACGATCTGGAATCCCCCGTCTCTGGCACCCGTGTCCACAAGATCATGCGGGCTTGGTACGAGGGAAACATCCTGATGCCGGTGGCACCGGACGAGGTGTCGGAACCCACCGTGTACAACCAGAACATCGGTGGGTATCAGAAGCGCACCGGGACGCCCACAGGGTTCATCCACAAGGATCACGCGAGCCTGTCGCTGATCCCTGTGCCTGATGTGTCCCGGGCCAACTCCGTCACCTTGCGTGTGGCGTTGGCTCCGCTTCGTTCCGCCTCGACGGTCGCTGACTTCCTGTACGAGAACTGGGGAGAGTTCATCTCCAACGGTGCCACAGCACGGGTCATGGCGATGCCCAACAAGGCATTCCACAACCCGAGCGCTGCGGCGTACCACCAGACCCGGTATCAGATCGGGATCAATCAGGCGCGTCAGCAAGCCAACCACGGCTACAACCGATCCAACCTGCAAGTGAAGTTCCGGAGGGTCTGATGGCCGAACGCATCAAGCTGGTTCAGGGCGACACCGGACCCTTCATCACCTTCACGCTGACGTACTCGGACGGGACGGTTCTCGACGCTTCTGGTTCAACGGTTCGGGTTCACTTCCGTGCCGCTGGGTCGGACACGGTCCTGTCCACTCTGGCTTGCGCACCGCTGACGGATGGGTCCGACGGGAAGTACCAGTTCAACTTCCCGGGGAACACCCTGAATGTTCCTGCCGGGGCGTATGAAGGGGAGATCGAGATCGTCTTCGACGCAAGCAACCGGCAAACGATCTACGACGTTTTGAAGTTCACCGTGCGACAGCAGTTCGCATAACAGAGGGAGTTTGGAATGGAACGCTTTGATGTTCACACCGCCGCCACGGGTGGCGTTGGTCGTGGCGGTGACATGGCAGAAGTCATGGCCGCTCACGGCACCTACCAGATCGAGTGCCGCGACGCTCAGGGCAACCTGAAGTGGACGGACAAGGTCGAGAATCTGGTCACGACGGTCGGCAAGAACGATCTGCTGGACAAGTACCTCGCCGGGTCGGCGTACACCGCTGCGTGGTATCTGGGTCTGATCGGCTCGACCTCTTACACCACCGGCCCTGCCGTGGGTGACACCGCCGCTTCGCATGGTGGCTGGGCTGAGGACACGACGTACAGCAACGCCAGCCGCCCGACTCCGTCGTTCAATGCGGCGTCCGGTGGGTCGAAAGCCACCACGGCCACGACGTTCAATGTCAACGGCACGGCAACGATCAAGGGTTGCTTCCTGATCTCGAACGCAACCAAGGGCGGCACCACGGGCATCCTGTTCAGCGCGGGCCTGTTCAGCGGTGGCGACAAGAGCGTTGCCAACGGCGACACCCTCAACGTGACGTACACCGCTTCGGTGTAAGGAGAAAGAGATGGCTTTCAAGAAAGGTGACACGGTCCGGTACGCGATCCCGGACATCGTGGGCGAGGTCAAGGGCGCTGCCGTCGATGACGACGCCAACCTGCTTCTGCTGGTGGAGTATCTGGACGCCGAAGGGGAAGTTCAGCAGCGGTACTTCAAGGCCGAGCAGCTGCAAGCGGCCTGAAGGTAGGAGTTCCCGATGGCTCACCTTCTTGCGGCTCGGGTTGCCGAGTCGAGTGCTACCACCGGCACCGGGGCGTTCACGCTCGAAGGGGCGCTCTCCGGGCACCGGACATTCTCGTCCGCGCTCTCGGTCAGCGACACCACTGAGTACGCGATCGTCGCCGATGACGGGGCGTGGGAGGTGGGCGTCGGGACTCTGTCGGCGTCTACGACGCTGGCTCGAACCACGGTCGCTGCAAGCAGCAACGCCGGGTCGGCGGTGAACTTCGGTGTCGGAAACAAGACCGTTTTCATCACGCCCCTGCAAGCGACACTTCAGGGTCGCTTTGAGGGCACGGGTCGCCGTATCACGGGGGACATGAGCAACGCCACGGTCGCGAACAGACTGGCGTTCCAGACCTCGACCGCCAACGGCAACACGACCGTCTCGATCATCCCGAACGGGACGGGGAACACCACGCAGATCGCCGGGTTCACCGACTCCGCGATGACCAACTCGACGGTCGGCGGGGTCTATATCGACACCGCCGAGGTGCGGCTCTTCTCCTCCGCGATCGGCACCGGCTCGACCACGCCGATCACGATGCGGATCGGGGCGACAGAGTGGGTGCGCCTCGACACGGCGGGCCTCTTCAACGTGAAGGGCGACGCGCAGTTCGACAAGGCGATCAAGGAGAACGTGTTCACGATCACCGATGGCGCATCGGTCGATCTGAACCCGTCGAACGGCACGATTCAACTCTGGACCCTCGGCGCTTCGCGCACGCCGACCGCAACGAACTTCCTCGCCGGGGAGTCGATGCTGGTGATGATCGATGACGGTGCTTCGGCGTTCACGGTCACGTGGACAACGATCGGCGTGGTGTGGGAGACCGATGGCGGCAGTTCGCCCACGCTCTCGACCTCGGGCTACACCCCGATCGTCCTCTGGAAAACCGGGACCACGGTCCACGGTGCCCGCGTGGGGAACGCTTGATGCTTGCCCGGTGGCTTCAGGGCGCGGCGAAGCGCGGCGAAATCCAGTACGTCGGCGGGAACAGCGGCAACAGCATCAACGGTGGAAGCGTCACCGTTTCGCTAACCGCTCTCACAGGGGGGTTGTCTTCGTCTGCGCAAGCAGGAGACCTTGTGATCGCGGCTTACTGTGAGGCGTCTTTGTCGGACACCACGATGGTGATCCGAGACCCGTCTTCCGCGAATTACACGCTGATCTTCAACGAGTTCTACGCAAACGGAACCACCAGCGACACCAACCTCCGAGTTGCCTACAAACGCCTGACTGCTGCGGATGCGTCGGTTACGTTTGTTGGTTCTGCTTCGACAAACAACTCCCTCGCTGGCGTCGTTCACGTTTACCGTGGGGTCCACGCCACCACTCCGCTGGACGTCACCGCCACCGGGGCCACGGGAACTGGCACCGGAAGACCGAACCCGGCTTCGATCACGCCCGTCACTCCCGGCGCAAAGATCATCATCGTTGGGGCCAGCGCGACCCAAGGAACTGCGGCTGCGTACACCGCCGCGTATCTGTCGAATCTCGTGCAGGCGCAAGGCTCCGACACGTTCGATGCGATGATCGGCATGGGCCGGGTGGACTGGACGAGCGGGGCCTACGATGGAGCGCAGTTCACTGGCGGCACGACGGCGACCGGAGACTCGTGGGCTTCGATGAGCATTGCACTGCGCCCGGCATAAGGGGGAAACGATGTACCTGCTGATTCAGAACGGCGCAGTCGCCGTTTACCCGTACTCGGTCGAGCAACTGCGGCGCGACAACCCCGGCACCTCGTTCCCGGCGCAGCCGACCCTCGCCTCGCTCGCCGAGTGGGGAGTCTTTCCTGTCGTCCAGACGCAGCCGCCGGACTCCGACCCGCTGACGCAGACCGTGGTCGAGGACACCCCGATCCAAATCGATGGCGTCTGGGTTCAGGTCTGGGAGGTCCGCGCTGCGAGCGCACAGGAGGTTGCAGACCGCCAACAGGCCACCAAGGCAGCGATCACGGGGCAGGTTCAGCAGCGGCTCGATGAGTTCGCCACGACCCGTGGCTACGACGACATCGTCTCCGCCTGCTCTTACGCAACCTCTCAGCACCCGAAGTACGGCCCGGAGGGCAGGTATTGCGTTCAGGCTCGCGAGGACACTTGGGACGTTCTGTTCCAGATCGAGGCGGATGTTTTGGCCGGTCTGCGTCCGATCCCGTTGAGCTACGACGAGATCGAGCCGGAACTCCCCGTGCTTGCTTGGCCGGTCTGAGCGAGGGGTAGGCCGTGGCGATCGGGATTTCGTTCTGGAAAAGCACGAACAGCACCTCCAACGCCGATACCTCTATTTCGGTCACGGGCGGATCTTCCGCCA